AGATACGTTGTTGACTAATTCATAGTCAAAATGGGGGAGGCGTAAATTGCCTCCTCCGACAATCAAAAAATTATGTTTCAATTTTATACGCTGGTGAGCGTAATCTGTTCACCATTATTAACAGAATGTTTGAATGTAAATCATCAAACAGAATTTAAAAATTTACAAGACTGCGAACGAGCAGCACAAAGAATTAATTTAAAAATTACTAGACCAGGAACAACAATTAAAAATTATTGTAAGGAAAAAAAATTATGGCAAGTGTAGTAGAAATAGTTAACTCAGCATTAAATTTACTTGGCGCATCTACAATAACAGCTCTTACCGATGATAGTAAGAATGCAAGAATTTGTAATCAAAGATATGAGCCAATAAGAAATAGAATATTTAGATCACATCCTTGGAACTGTTTATTAAAAAGAGTTCAGCTTGCACAAGATACAACGGCTCCTGTGGTTGAATATGCTTATGCTTATACTTTGCCTTCAGACTGTTTGAGAGTTTTAAAATTACATACAGGCGCACTTGATAGCATTGAAGCTGATATTAAATATAATATTGAAGGTAGAAAATTAGTAACTGACGAAGCAACTGTTTATATTCTTTATGTTGCTTTAATTACCGATCCAAATCAGTACGATACTTATTTACAAGAAGCTCTTGCTGCGCAGCTTGCAGCCGATATTGCTTACGGTATTACCAACAATGCAACGCTTGCAAAATATTATCAAGAACAAGCTGATGAAAGATTAAGAGAAGCAAGATTTATTGATGCAACAGAAAATAGTATTAGCTCACTTGAAAGTAATGAATTCACAGATGCGAGGCTATAAATGGCTCGTACAACATTAGCGCTTACTTCTTTTGTATCTGGTGAGCTTGGCTCTAAACTAGATGGCAGAACTGATTTTGATAAATATAGAACAGGCTGCAAAACTTTAGAAAACTTTTTAGTTCATCCACAAGGAGCAGCTACTAGAAGAGTAGGCACTCAATTTATTAGTGAAGTTAAAACTTTCGCCTTATTTAACAGCAGAATTATTTGAGATTAAATTCGCACAATCGGCAGACGTTTTATATATTTGTCATCCAAATCATGCGGTAAGAAAATTATCAAGAACAGGACATACTAATTGGCTTTTAGAAGAATTACTTTTTACTTACGGTCCATTTTTAGATGATAATACTGAAACAACTACTTTAAGTTCAAGTGCGATTTCAGGTAATTCAGTAACTATTACTGCATCAGCTACAACAGGAATAAATAATAATACAGGCTTTCAAACAACGGATGTTGGTAGATTAGTTAGTATTGGTTATGGACTAGGTTATGCAGAAATAACTGCACGAACTTCCACAACCGTTGTCACAGCAGATATACTTGAAACATTGGCACCGAAAGTTAATCCATCTAAACTTTCAAAAGAAATTTCAGCATCTGATACAACAATCGTTGTAGATAAAATTGATGATTATGCTGCAACAGGAACAATTAGAATTGATGATGAATTAATTACTTACACAGGCAAAGATGCAGCCACAAGAAGTTTTACAGGTTGTACTAGAGGAACCAGCTCAACCACAGCTGTAACACACAGAACTTTAGCTTTTGTTTATAGCACAGAAAATATTGCAACGACTAAATGGAAACTTGGAGCCTTCTCTAATTTTTCAGGTCATCCTGCTTGCGTATCTTTTTTTGAACAACGATTAGTTTTTGCTGGTACGAATACAGAACCACAAACAATTTATTTTTCAAAATCTGGCGATTACGAAAACTTTGCAACAGGAACTTTAGCTGATGATGCGATGATTTATACAATCAAACTTAACAATTAAAAAACAAAGTTCATTTGGAACTGCTGATGTAGATGCTTTACCTGTTGGTAATGCAGTTATCTTTTTACAAAAAGCAAAAAGAAAATTTAGAGAGTTAGCATACAATTTCGATTCTGACGGTTATGTGGCACCAGACTTAACAATCTTAAACGATGCTGTAACTGATAGTGGAATAAATGAATTTACTTATCAGCAAGAGCCTTCAAGTATTTTGTGGGCTGTTCGAGATGACGGAATTTTAATTGGTCTTACTTACCAAAGATCTGAGAATGTAGTTGCTTGGCATAAACATAAATTAGGTGGTTCTTTTGGAACTAATCAATTTGGTATTGTTGAAAGTATTGCATCTATTTCAGGAACTTTAGATGAAGATGAATTGTGGGTAATTGTAAAACGCACAATTAATGGATCTACTAAAAGATATATTGAATGTTTTTCTGATTTTGATTTTGATGAAACTAACTCAACAGACTTTAAATTTTTAGATAGCTTTTTAACTTATTCAGGACCATCTACTACTTTAAATGGTACGATTTCAAGTTCAGCAACTTCTATTGTATTAACGGATGCTAGTTCATTTACTGCGACAGGAACAATCTTAATTGATAACGAACGTATTTCTTATACAGGTAAATCCACTAATACTTTAACAGGCTGCACAAGAGGATTTAATAGTACCGCTGCAGCAACACACACAACAGGCGCAACTGTAAAACAAGTTGTTAATTCATTTTCAGGATTATCACATCTTGAAGCTCAATCAGTTGGCATCCTGGCGGATGGATCAACACACGCTAATAAAACTGTTTCATCAGGTGCAATAACTTTAGATCGATATGTTAATAAAGCAGCTGTTGGTTTAAATTATTCAAGTGTACTTCAAACAATGAGAATTGAAGGCGGAGCTGAAGAAGGAACTTCACAAGGAAAGACTAAAAGAATTTCAAAAGTTGTTCTTAGATTATTTGAAACCGTTGGAGTTAAAGTTGGACCAGATTTAAACAATTTAGAAACCATACCTTTTAGAAGTTCATCAGATCCAATGGACACTCCTGTTTCAACTTTTCTAGCAGGTGATAAAGAAATAGAATTTAGAGATGATTACAATACCGATGGATTTATTTTTGTAAAACAAGAACAAGCATTACCTTGTTCGGTTCTTGCAATTTATCCAACGGTTGTTACATCGGATGGTTAATTATAAAGTTATTCCGTATCGTTCTACACATGGAACGGAAATTATAAATTATGGAATGAATGATCCATTAATGGATCAGGATGCAGAAAATTACGAAAACAGAATTGATATTGCTGCACCAGGACTATCATTTACTTTACTAGCTGATGAGCAGCCAATTGTTTCAGGTGGAATTTATCCGCTCTGGCAAGGCTGTGCTGAAGGCTGGGTATTATCAAGTAAAGAAATATTTAAACATAAAATTAGAGCTGCCATTCTTGTTAAACATAGAATGGATATGCTTTGTATTAACAATAAAATTTGGAGATTACAGACAGCAGTAAAAGAAGATTTTAAACTTGGAATACGTTTTGCAAAATGGCTTGGACTTCAAGAAGAAGGAGTAATGGTGCAATACGGACCAGATAAAACTAACTACTACCGCATGGCTAAAATATATAAAATATGAGTTTTTTAGGAAATATCGCAGCAGCTGAAAGCGCAAAGGCAATTGGTAATTATAATAATAAAGTTTATCAACAACAAGCAGCACTTAAAGAAAAACAAAAAGAACAAAGACGACAAATATTTAATGCAGTTACAAGACCACAAGTTGTTAGAAAACAAGAAACTCAATATTCACAATTTTTAGTTAATGTTTTTAAATCAGGTGCAGAATTTAGACCTGGCACTACTCCTTATTTAGTTGGTTTAGAAAACAAAAATATTGATGCCTTTAATATTGCAACAGCAGAATTTAATGCAATTACTGAAAGTGAAAATATACAAAACGAAGCGATCATGCTGCGTTCACAAGGAGAAGGTGAATTGTATAAAGCTAATCTTACAGCACGAAGTCAATATATTGCAGCCGTTGGTAGTTTATTAAGCGATGCCAATATGGCTTACGGTGCATACGACAAGTACACTAAAAGAACTTAATTATGGCTATTCTTAAAATTTCAGAAGTAATCACGCAGCCTGAAGGATTAAAGGTTCCGCAGTCATCATCTTTAACTTTACCTTTGTCACTTGCAACTGAGCAAGCAACAGGAATTGGTAATATTGGAAAACAATTAGTTAAGATTTACGAAGATCAAAAAGATAAAGAAGATAACAGCACTTACTTAGACAATTAAAGAAAAAGATTTTTTATCTCAATATCCAGACATTAGTCGTAATGCCAGAGATAAAATTAATACTTGGCTTGTTAAACAACAAATAGAATTACTACCAAAACTTTCAGCAAAGATTACAGAAAACAGTATTAAAAAAACTGAAGTAACAAATGAAAATTATTTAACACAATTAAATATAAAACGATCAACCGTTACTAATCCTTATGAAGCTGCATTAGGTGATGCTGAATTTAATAAAGCTATTAACGATCCAGCATTTAAAAATATTTATGATGCAAAGGAATACGATAAAATTGTTAAAGATAAAAATTTACAATCTTTAAGATTTATTGTTGAAAATAATACTAAGCTAGATCCATTACTTACAATTAATAATGCTGAAACTATTGCAAATACTTTTGGAGAAAAAAGAGCTAATTTAATTTTAGAAAATGCAAAAGCAAGATTAGTATCAGAGTCCACTAAAAAACTTGATCGAGAAAAATTTGAAACTCGTGCAACAATAGAGTCGCAAAATACTTATTTTGCCGAACTTTCAACTCGTATTAATAATGCTAATGATGTAACAATAATGAAACGATTAAAGGTAGATGATTTAGTTAAATTTAATGAAATATTAAATAAGTCAAAAGAAGATCGTAAAGGTTTTAGAGATTTCCAAAATTATTTAAAAATATTGCAAGCTGATGTGGGTGATCCAACAGGTGTATTATTTGCATTTAATAAAGATGCAGGTGACGCAAAAACAAGAGCGGTCAGAGCAGCAGAGCGTTATAAGAGTTTTGTTTATGATGAGAAAATGAAACCTGAAGATGCTTATGTAGCAGCTATTAAAGATGAGCAAAAATTTATACCTAAAATTACTCAAATACCACAGCCAGAAAGATTTGCTCCAAGGTTTAAAGAATTTAATCAAGAAAATTATAAAGATAATTTTAAACAAATAAGAAAAGATTTAGCTGAAGAATATAAAACAGGAAAAATTAATTTTAAAACTTTAGACAGAGATCTTTCTCAATTAGATTTAATAGAAGATATTGCAGATATTAGTAAGGATAAAAATTTATTCTTTGGTTTTCAAGCTCCAAAAGATGACAAGTCAAAACCACAAGGCAGCATAAAACAAAATAAATCATTTTTACCTGGTCAATAATTTATGGAAGAAGAAAAAAATATAGGCGTTGGCAGTTTTAATATTATTGAAAGTCTTTATCAGCCAATTAAAGATCAAGAGAAATTATTTGGAGATCGCAAATATAATTTCTTTAAAGAAAATAATGTAGATACTGCGGAGCTAATTGGAATTCAACGTGATCCAAATGCTGCAGTTGTACAATTAAATAAAGATGATCCAAAAAATAAAGAAATAAACTTTGAATATGTAAAAGATGTTTATAATTTTGTTGCCGATCTACCAGATCAAGCTCTTTACCGATTAGTATTAGGTGGAATGAATGCAACAAAACTAGGAGTTAATTTACTTCCTGCATTTTCTCGTCTTTTAGGATCAGAGCCAGGAGAAGATCGTTTTGATGATATGTATAAATTTTCACAACAAGCAGATGAAAATATTAAAAATAAAATCACGATGTTTAAAGATATTTATGCAAGTGCTTTTAAAACAGAAAAAGGTAGAGATCCAAACAAAGCATCAGATTTTGCAAGTTATATAGCGCAAGATTATCCTTACTTTGCACCAATCTATTCAACACTTGATAAAATAGGATTACCTAAAACAATATCAGTTCCTTTATCTGTAGGTTTATCATCTGGCGTTGCCTTTGATCCAAAACAACAAACTGCAGATGGTCAAAGCGAAAGTAGTTTTTTCTTTGATAGTGCATCGATAAAAAGTTTAAAAGAATTCTTTGGTGCTTTACCAAATACACCAGAAGGTGAAGTATTTGATCGAGCTTACCAAGCATTTGAAACAACAGGTGTTGCAGCTGCAATTGGTCCAATTATTAATACAGCGTTATTTTTAAAAAGAAATGTACCAGCATTTAATAAAGCAATACCAGGAACAGCCGTTGCAACAGGATCTGCAACTGCCATCGGAGAGATTACAGATCAAACAATTTTAAATCCACAAGATGAAACAATGCAAAATCAAGAGCCAACAATTCTTGATAATGTAAGAAGTGGTATCGATCAATTTGGAAATAAATTAACAGAGATTGGCGGTGCAATAAAAAAGGAGTTTAGCGGATCGGCTATGGCTAATCCGCTGATAAAAAAAGGAGTTGATGAACTTGCACCAAAACTTGCTCCTGTTTTTAAATCAGCAGTCGTTGATGCAGTAGAGAAAATTCCAAATAAAGCTCCAGGCAATCAAATTCTTGGAACTATAAAAAATATTCAAGGCGTTACACAACAAGAAATGAAATGGATTGGACTAGATGATTTCTTAAAAGACAAACCATCAGTAACTAAACAAGAACTTTCAGATTTTATTCAAGCCAACAGACTTGATGTTAATGAAGTAATGTTGCCAAGAACAACATTTACAAAAAAAACAGACGAAGAATTAAAAAGTTGGTTTAAAGATCAAAATGGTGATTACGGAGAAAATGCTTATTATGCTTACCAAGATATTCAATATGCGCTAGCCGATAATGGTGGTGTTAGATTTGATGATGTTGCCTATAAAATTAAAAGAGGAACAGAAACTCAAGAATATAGATACAATACAAATGGCTTTTTAAATGATGCTGGATTGTGGGATGAGTTTTATGAAAATAGCGAACAGTTAAGTTATAATTTTTTTAAAACTAATTTACAAAATACATTCAGAATTACCGATATTATTTCAAAAAATAAAAATCTTGATACCGCAGGAAGTTTTGAACAAACAATGAGTTCTTTTTTAAAAGAAGAAGAAACTTTCAGATATTATCATAATACTCAAGATTTAAGTGCTTCAGAAATAAAAAATCTTTTGTTTAGTAAAGATGATTTGGCAAAACTTAAAAATTATTTAAAAAAAGATGGTTCTAAGTAAAAAATCTTTTGTTTAGTAAAGATGATTTGGCAAAACTTAAAAATTATTTAAAAAAAGATGGTTCTAAGGTTGTAACAGAAGAAATATTTATTGATGATATTAATTTAAAAAAATTACATAATGAATACACAATTAGACTCAATGAAGATGATATAGAAAACAGATATGAGATAGATTTTCAAACTATTGAAGAATTTGTTGGTGGAGCATCACGCACAAAATACGAACGATATACATTACCTGGCGGTGAAAATTATAAAGAATTAATATTTACCTTATCCAAAGGTGGTCAAAATGTTGGAGATAACTTTCCTTTACAACAAGGAGCTACTACAAAACAAACAACAGGCAAAGTTGGCTTAGATACAAGTCCACACATGAATATTAAAGGTGAATTTGCTCATGTTAGATTTAAAGAAAGAGATATAGCAGGTCAAAAAACATTAACAGTTGAAGAATTACAGTCTGATATTTTTCAAGCAGTAAAACAAGAAAACAAAAGAATTGTAAGACAAGGAACACAAGATGCTAAAATGGAGTCTGTTGCACAACAAAATGCAACAGGTATATTTGAAAATGTTACTGAACAAGATATTTTACAAAAAGCAAAACCTTTTATTGAAGATAACACAATAACAGATTTTCCATTTAAAAATAATTGGTATGAGTTAGTCACTAGAAGATTAATTCGTTATGCGGCTGATAATAATTTTTCTGCAATTGCTATACCAGAAGGAAGGGAGGATTTGCTGACAATATAGAGATTAGCGTATTTAGAAATGATAGTTCACCAAACGCAAAACCAGAAAATTATGCGTTCACAGTTACTTATAATAAAGGTAGTAAAGAAATTGTAAAAAGAGTTTTGCGAGGCGATGCAATAGAAGAATTAAAAAAACAATTTCCAAAATCTTACGAAAATTTTAATTCTGATATTCTGGATATTTTAAATAATAAATATACTCAAGATGAACTAATAGAAAATTCTTTTAATTATAAACTATCTGAAAAGCAGTTTATTGGAGAAGGCAAAGGTAAGTTTGAATTATACGATCAAGCTATTCCAGCTTATCTGAAAAAGTATGCTAAAAAATGGAATGCTCCAATTACAACTGAACAGATTAAATTTAGATACGATCAAAACGAAACAGTAAATTACACAGTATTAAAGATTACTCCTGAAATGAAACGATCGGTACAGGATAAATCACAACCTTTATTCAATATCGTATTACCAGCTTTGAGTGCTGGCGGTGGAGCAAAAGTTATATCGGATAATATGGAAAACAATACTATTTCTAATCCGACAAAAAATTAGTAAGAAATA